AAAACTTATTTTTAGCTCTAATATCTACAATTTCTTGATTAACTGCAGCAATTATAGTTTCTAAGTCTTTGATCTCTTTAGCTAATAATTCCTTGTTTAGTAATACACTTGACATGTTAATGTCAATTAGTGCATGATACTTTTCAATTTCAAGCATTTTCTCAGTGTATGCTTCCCAACGCTTGGTTTTAGCTTCAGCATCTTCAATAGCAGCTACGAAGGTATCTATATGCTCATGAATTATAGGTTTAACTTGCTCAAATTGTTTAACCATTGCATACATTGTACTATTATCAATTGTTTGAGTACAAGTCGCGCATACACCTGTAGGACCATCACACTTAGCGCTTAGTGAGTTGCCTTCTTTTAAATTCTTCTGATAGGTAGCCAGTTGAACTTTTAAGTTTGTTACATATGCTTCTAGTGGAGGAGCTTGTGGAGGTAGTGGAATCTTAATATTAGCTATAAGCTCTTTATACTTATTATTAGTAGCGATCTTTTTATTTGTAGATTCAATATTAGTTAATTCACTCTTTTTAAGTGTAAGCTCTGATTGCTGGTCTTGAGGACTATATGGTTCCAACAACAATTCTTGCTCTATTAAGTCAACCTTTTCATACTTTTTTAACCAGCTTTGCACAGTAGAGATTTTAGCCTGGCAGCTGTCTACTTGCTTACTCATTGCAGAAGCCAACTCTTTAAAAACCTCTGAAGCTTTGGTGTAAACACCCAAGTTTAACAACTCAATCAAGAACTTCTTTCTAGCTGTATCTGTGGCTGTTAAGAACTCTAGTGAGCCTACAGAGCTTTGATAAACAATTTGTGAAAAAGTTTTATGATCGTATCCTAAGATTTGCTCAATGTTCTTGTAAGTACCAGTAGCAGTATGATTACTAATATCAACGCCATTTTTTAATAATTTTACCTGACTAGTAGTATTGGTTCTTGTGGTTTTGATTTCATACTTGTCACCATCTTTGTCAAATACAAGCTCAATTTGATAGCTTTTATCTTTGATATAGCGATTAAGAATATCGCCCTTTTTAATCTTCTTAGAGTTCTGATTAAACAGCACTTCTTCAATGATTAGTGGAATTGAGCTTTTACCAAAACCATTTTTACCCACAATTTGTGTAAGTGGGCTGTTCTGCAAATCTATATGATTATTCTCACCATATGAGAATAAGTTAGACCAAGAAACTTCTTTAAAGGTAATCATTCTACATTAACCTTGTCAATATTATCATTTAGTGTTTGTAGGATACTCTCTACCGTATTATCAGGTAGTTGTAGGATGTATAGTAAATATTCTTGCAACTCCATAGCCAGCGACATTTTAGGGTCTAAGATTAGTGCAGTTTCAGTTTCGCGTTTGACTACCTTCTTGTCAATTAGTGCACTATCTTGTAATGCACCTAGTTCACTCATATCACCTTCAATCTCATAGATTGTATGATGATACTTAGTAGCCAACATTTCTTCACCAGCTTGAATAGTTTTTCTCAACAGTTGTGGTAGTTCTAACAACACCCACTCATGCTCTAAGGTATCAGTATCGAAAATAATAACACCTGTATCCACAACATTCCTGTGAAAACTAGTAGTACAAGGGCTGCCAGGATATAGGATATTACGTTGTGAATTTTCATAGCTATGTAAGTCTCCGGCTAAAACTATATCCCAGTGATCAAATACTGCTAAATCAATCTCTGGCTTTACATGCGGAGGTATTTCACCTCGGACATGTGTGAATAGGATATTACCAGTAAAGTTTTCTGGTTTAAAATCTTTTAGTCGATTATACGGAATAAAGTCCATATTATCAATTTTGTGGTAATCATCAATTACTGTTACCAGTGAGTTTAATCTTTGTGTACTACGTTTTAAGTATGTAAAGAAAGTAGTATCTCGTTTAACAGACTCATGGTTACCAGGATAGATTACACAAGGAACTTTAATTGAAGCTACTAGATCATAGTAAACTTCCAACTCCTCCATTGTAGGCATTTTATCAAATATATCACCGCCTATTACAAATAAATCACAGGAGTTCTGTAACTTTTGCAATTGCTTAATAAGCATCTCATATCTATTTTTAGCCCACTCAACTGGCACATTTTTCTGCCCCAACTTAATGTGAATATCTGCGGTAAAAAGTACATTCATTATTTTACCTTTGGAAAAGTAGAGATAATATCGTAGTTATCGTTAGCTGATCTTACTACATTAGTAGGGGGACAAAATCCCATGTATTTAAAATAACCGTTTTGAGTTCGTACAAAAACATCTAACATAATCTGATGATTATCACCGTGTTCATCAACTAATTTTTGTAATTCTTTTATTAAGTCTTTTGTTATCATAATTGTTGAGTGCAAAAAGCCGCTAAGCATAGAATACTTAGCGGCTTGTTTTAATTAAACATTAAGGTCGTTAATGGCTTCTTGGTCAGTACCCTCTGGAGCTGCATCTTCTTCAGCACCTGTGGTAATACGCTCTAGTGTAGCTTTTACTTCTTCTGGAGTAGCTCTGATGAACTTTTGATCAATAGTAACAGATTCTGCTACTGCTGCCAACTCTGCTGCTGTAAGAGCACGCTTTTTGCAGCGCAATACTGAAAGTGTATACTCAACATTAAAAGGCAGTGGGCCAGTTTTCTGGCGTTTAAACACTACATCCCAACCATCTTTTGGATCAGTTGGATCGCCCAAATCTTCTGCTGCTGAACAAATCTGCTCAAATAGTTTCTTTTTAAGATTTAAGACAACTACTTTGCCATCAACTAAGGCATTTACTGAGTAGCTCCATGAGCACTTCTTATCTGGAAAGAAAGCTGGAACGTGGTCAACTTCAGCGTTGGTAAACTTCTCCTTTTCGCGATCAAATGCCAAGCACTCAACTGGAATATCTTTGTTATTAGTACCCTTCAACCAGTAAACATATCGTGGAAGAATTCCGCCTACAATACGTACAGTATTTTCACCGTCTTTGTATGCGTATGCTTCGAATGAGTTTTTAACTGCTTTGCCTTTGGTTTGGGTAAATGCTAGTGCCATTTTATACTTCCTCGTATTTAAATTTAATTTCGTTGGGTGTTATTGTTAATAACGGATTATGCTGGATTTGGTCGAGCTTTACGTCTGGGAAAAAAGATAACTGTAGTGTACGGATTTTATATAACTTGTATAAGCTGTAGTCTCTACGAGCTAGAAGCTTTATATACTGTATTTTGTATAGTATATCCGTTGATTTATCTTGTAATAATTCATCAAAGTTTAAGATAAAGCTGGTACCATGAAGTGGACGACGACTTGGTTTATACTTTGCGTACTTACTAGGTAGTCGTTTGGTATAGTGATACTCAAGCATTGCCATGAACTTATTAGGATCATTATTGGACTGTTGCTCTAATATTTCAAGGTTAAAGAACAGAGTCATATTTTCTCAAAGAACATATATTATATCAAAAATTACTACAGTACACAAGTGCAATTTTTTATAGCCTACAAGCCTACTACTTCCCAACCTTTTCTTTGATAGAACGCTTGACGGTCTTTATTCTGCTTTCTATCACTAGCACCAGAGAAGTTCATGTCTACTACTAGTGGTGGTAATTTATCGGGATGCATACGCTGTATCCTACCAACAATCTGCTCTAATAGTGCATCATTGGCAATTGGCGCAGCTAAAATCACACAACTTAAAATGTTGATGGAGATGCCTTCTGAAAAGATTTGACGACTGCCAGCAACACAGCTTTTCTCACCACTTTCAACTTGTTGCTTGAGCTCTGTACGTTCTTCATAGGTTGTCCCCCCAGTAATACACACACATTCATCACCTATCATCTCCTTTACTTGTTGTAAAAATTCTACTCTATCTGCAATAATTAATACCTTATGACCCTGCTTGATCTTTAAATCAGCTATATGGGCAATAGCACGTTGATAGTCAGGGTCGTATAAGAGAATATTCATCTTTTTAACCCAGGGTTCGCCTTGAGCTAAACTAATGCCAGTTTTTACAATTTGAATCTTCGGAGTAAGCGTATTATTTTGTGGCGGCTGATACAGCTTAGGTCCAAAGAAATCTTTGAATAAGATGTGCTTGCCATCTTTTCTTTGCATAGTACCGCTTAAGCCAATTTTATAGCGTGCATACATTGCATCAATAAATTTAGTAAATGTAGTAGCAGGACAATGATGTGCTTCA